AGGATGAGGTTCAAAGGACAAACTAATGTCCTTAAACGCTCTTGATATGCGAGTTATTGCCATCAGACAAGGGATTTTTCTTTATTTATAGCTATTCGTGCCATCTTTCAACAAAATCATCAAACCCATTTGCACCACCACAAGGTCTTGAAAGACGATTTTCTGGTATTTGATACTCTTTCTTTAAATCATCGTGCATAACTTCCTGCAAGACCTGTTTTGGTGACAACGAATCATAATCTGTAACCAATTTTGTGGTTCCCCACATCTCTCTCATGTAGTTTTTGTTTCTATCGACTGGTAAATTCGACATTTTAGCTCCTGATTTGTGAAAATCAGAACTTTTAAAGGGGTTGCTATCCCTAAAAATTATTTATTTTATCCAAAAACCTTTGCGATAATAATCAGAATCACTTATATATTGGTAATTTTTCATATCATTTGAAATTTCATTGTTCCATACCGGAATTGCCTCATCATTTCCAAATCTAAAGTCGGGATTTTGCCTAAAATGAACCTCTATAAGACAGTTTCCTATGAATTCGCAGTTAATCCATTCATAATTACCATGCAAATTCTTTAAAATGTTTGGAAATTCTATATCTCTTTCTATTTTTTGCCATTTTTTCCACTTATAAAGAGGGTCTTCTTCATTACGAGTTCCTATTACTGATAATTTTTGCTTCTGGTATTGATAATCAATACTTATATGTTCTCCATTAAATAATTCGCACCAAAATTCACCTGGATGATAGTGATCAGTATTGTCATGAATATATTCAATACGAGCAAATCGCCCCATACCCAGAAGATTCATACAAGGACGGATAATATAAAAGTCGGATTTGGGGACTTGTGTTCCAACAGGACCACACTTATATCCCAAAATCCGACTTAAAATTAATTTATTATAAACCCAAAGGTCATGAGGATGAATTTGATTCCATTCTTCATTTCCTTCTAGGTACATTTTATTTAACCTTTACCTTGTCCCCGATACTTTTTCTTAGCCGAGTTACGAGAACTTGCGGACAATTTTGTGTGCTTCCCTTTTCCTTGACGAGACTTTTTAGGTTTGGCTTCGACATAATTACCCTTTCTCATAAAACCAGTTTTTGCCATAATTTTTTTACTCCTTGTAAATTTCAGTTTCAAGTTCCGAAGGATCCGGAGAACCAGTCTGATAGTATTCTACCGCAAGGTCCTCCATTACCTCAAAATATTCAAGTTGACCTAGGTTTTTATATATTCTGTCTCCTTTGTACAGAATATCATAACGCTCACTCATTAGATTACGCGAGTCTTTTCGTGCCCCACACGAACACGAGGATCACACCAAATCTCAAATCCTGCTTCAATGGCATCCAAACAGAAGGATACATCCTCTCCACACATATCTTGAACCTCTCCAGACTCAAAAACTTGCATCTTCGGAGCAAACCATGGATACTTCATACCCTCATTCTCAAAGACTCCGTGCTTGATGAGTAACCACCCAAATCCTGTATAATCAACAGTAAAAGGTTTGCGCCTCTTGGAGATGCTCTCGATGGTTTCGTGATTCATCACACCTCCATTGTTACGGAAGTCATCCTCCTCCAACCAATGAGCAACTGATGTTGTGCGACCATCTTCGGTACAATACCAACCAGCGGCAATGTCCTTATCCATTAATACTAACTGATAAAACTTCTCAGTATTAAAAACAATATCACTATCAATCCATAACTGATAATCATATTTTAACTTACCGTCCCAGGGAATTTGATTCGGTCCGCGCAGTACATTAGCTCCAAGACACTTGCACCTTGCAAAGTTGACCATGGAGGAGTAGTCCTGCGAGATCTGAATGCTTGCCCCGCACTGTACAAGATCAAAACAAAGTTGTACAAAACTCTTCAAATACGTATAAGATACTCCGCGCCCTGGAAGACAAAAAACAATACTCTTTCCTCGAAGCATCTCTTTTGCCTTGTCATAGTCCCATTCTTGCTCTTGTTTCGCCACTGTAGGAGCGGCTGCTTTTACTGTAAATCCTTTAGCCATAATAGAATTGAATTACTTTCGAATCATACTGCATTATGTATACTCTGTCAAGAATCTGTAATATCAGTAATGATAATACAGTCATTCTCAACTTCAATATTAACTTCGGTTCCTTCATACCACCCCTTTTCATCACATATCCATTCGGGAATCTTTAAAAAATACTCCCCACTTACTGGATCAATCTCTATAGTCGTAAAATTTTCTGCGCGATTTTTTTGCATCTCCATTAAACCTAGTTGTTGTTTTTATATAGCAAAAAAATTTTTTATGTGCCTTTGAAATCTTAGAGGATTTTGTGTTGTGGAATTTTGTGTTTCTTTGAGATCTTGGAGAATTTTGTGTTCCTTTGAGATCTTAGAGAATTTTGTGTTCCTTTGAGATCTTAGACGACATCGTAACACTTTGTAGACTCTGGGGACCCATGGATTTTAATATACGGGGGGGCGAACCCCCCCGGACTGCTGTAACGAACGAATGAGACTGCTGATCAGGCAGCAAAGGTCTCAGGATATTGGCGGGCGATCCGCAGCACCTGCTGATCGATCTCCCACTCAGTGTCGCCGGGGCAGGAACGATCCAGGACGCGGAAGCGGGAAAACTTCTGCCCAATGGAATCGGCAGAATGCCCGGACTCGGGGAATGCTGCCATGAAAGCAGAGACGACGGCATCGCGGTCGCCTTCGGTTGCAAGGTAGCGGTCGGCGATGAAAGCAGTCTGCTCTTCAGAGTAGGGCACTCGCTTAGAGGGCACCGCCATGGCAGCGGCAAGAGCGGCGTCCATGAGTTGCCGCCCCTTCTTAAAGAGCAGGCGCTCGGGGCGGTCCAGATTGGTCAGACCATACCCGGCAACATAGGCGGCGTTCTGCTGATAGAACTCCAGAGCGTTGCGGTCGGAAGCGGTCAGGGTTGAGGTCATGAGTCGGTTTGGGTTCATTTGACTTGAGAGAATTCTACAGGGTCACCATACATATCGGGGACCGATAGCGTGACAGTTCACCCATTGTCCCTTTGAGGTGTCGCCGCTGAACCAAAGCATCTTCAGAATGGCGCGGCGTGAGACGTGGGTGTGACGGTGCTCAGTCAGAGGGGTGTTAAACCAGCGGACCCGTGCCGTTCCCGTGATAGGGTTCAAGCGGAGGGTCCAAACGCTCTGAGAGTCGCTGCAGTCGATTGGATAGCGCATCGGGTTTCCGTTTGGTCCCCCTATCCTATCAAATCAGGTGCCCCCTGCAACCCCTCTCAGGCAAGTCTCATGAGTCTCTCAGAACTCAATCGGTGTCGTGGTGATAGCATCCAACACGGAGAGCAGTCGCTCACCATTCTCTGCTTGAGACAGGAGTGCAATCATGAGACCAACGGACATGAGAAAAATGTTAATGAAGGACAGTGAGTTAATGTTAGTTGGGGGGAGAATGTGTCTCCCCCTGACTGATACTATCAGGCAGCAACCTTGATAGTTTCCAGATCCTTATTGCGGATGCTGGTGTTCACAAAACGACCGACAGATTCCTCTGCCTTGATAACGTTATTCAGTTCATTCACGAAACCGCTAACATCAGCGGACTTGTAGTCGTATTGGCGACCACCGTTGAATTCGATGGTGACGGTATCACCTTCGGTAGCGATGGAGTTGATAGCGGAAGAAGTGAAGTTGGAGATCATGTTGATAATAAAGCGATGGAATGTGATGTGTTTTGAGCGGGATGCATCACCCCCGCTGAGGTTATTAGAGAGGGGAAGTTTCCCACCCCTCAGTGATAACGTCAGGCAAGCAGAAGGTCGTTGGAAAGTGTGCCCAGTTTCATAGAGTTACGAAACTCAGTGACAAAGAACTCAGTGCCATTGTAGAGACGAATGAACCAATCGAAGTTCTTCTGAAAGACATGTTCTCCTGCGATTGCGTGCTCTGAGAGAATCGCATTCAGACGCGATTTGGTGGTGGTTGATTGATGCCCACCGTCCCAAAGGCGGACGCCAAAGTCACCGACTTCTGCAATCTTACCACCGTGGAGATACACTGTGGAAATGTTAGTTTCAGGGTCGAAAGTAACAGCAGTGTTGCCAGATTGCCAGTTGATGCTGTTAGAAATGGCGGCGTTCATTTCCTGTTCGATCTTACGCATTTGGTGTCGTTTGTGTGACTGAAGTCACTATAGAACGGATGGGAGGGGTTTGGGGGAAATGGTGGACAGTCCCCCGACTGTCATCAACCGATCTGTTCGTGACCTCCATTGACTGCGGATTGTTCCCACACATGGTAGAACATATCCCATGCCCACTTATCAGCAACAAAGGTAGAAATGTCTGCCTGTTCGCATACCCAATCGTATGCCATATCGCAGTCGGCGTCCATCTCTCCCACGAAATCATAGAGACCTTCGATTGCACTCCGGAATGCAGGATTCTCAACAGCAGACACAAACCACTTGCCAGTTTCATCATCTTTGATGATGTGATTGCCCTGCAGAGAGTGAGTGGCAGTGAAAGACATTTGGGTTGAACTCCCGACGACTTATGTAATATACACCAGATCGGTGCCTTGTGGGGGTTTGGTGGACAGTTGCCCAACTGGTCGGGCAGCCGCCCAGTTTGTGTTAGAAACTGGGCGACACAGTTAGTATTACTCAGGCATCAAATCATTCAGGATTTCCTCATCATAAAGGTCCACAATCTCTGCCTTAAGTTGTTGCTCACTGATGTCATCAAAGTTGCTAACCAACAGATCAAATGCCAGTTGACACAAATCGTCCAGGTCCATGCCGTCAACAATCATGTTGGCATAGTTCTCTTTCAGTTGCTGAAGTTTCTCTGAGTTCATGGTGGTGTCAGTCATGGTGTTTGTGTGATCGAAGGTGGAAAGGAATGCCATCAGTAATCGATGTTGGAGTTGATGTAATCTTCTACGTTGAACTTGTTATCATCTTTCTCCCATTCTTCCTTGTAGTCGATGACATCGAAGATCTCACCGGAAGCATCTTGAATCTCAGACCAGAGTTCATCAAACATGTGAATCAAATGCAGATAGAGTAGCAAGCGACAGAAGAGGGAATGCCAGATAAACTCAGTTTGTAGTTCATCTCTTCAGCGTAATCATACGCATCCTCGGCATCATAAAAGGGTCCAATGTATTGAGGTTCGCTTAACTCATCAGAGTCAAACTTGACCATAACATTGAGAAACATGGGGTTGATCCCTGAGGACTTGATCAATATACACCGGATCGGGTCCCGGTGCCGGATTAGTGGACAGTTGGTGGATCGTCCACTCGCGGCCGCCGATTCTCAATAGTGGATGTATATTGAGAACCGGAACGGTTAGTGTTAGAAACTAACACATCAATAACCTAACCAAACTAGAAACTCACCAGCATCCACTCCCATGCTCCAATCCTGTTGGATTCCATACTCTTTCACAAAGTCATCCAAAACATAATGATTGCGGGAAACTGCCTCAGCGACAGCATACGAAATGCAACCATTCTGATCAGCAGTGTCAAGCAAAATTTCAGAGAAAGTCATTTTTTAAAGTGTGAATGTGCAGAGGTTAGTGTTACTAAATTATCACAACTCCCACAGCATTTCATTCATCTCATCAGCATCAATTGCAGGGTCATTCCATGCAACGTCGTCGCCAGTTTTTTCAAGATAGCGACCTACTTGCCCGTGCATCATACAGCGGACAAACTTATCCCAAGGCGTCTCTAATCCTTCGCGGAAAGTCACACATGCTTTCGCAGTGTTGTAGAGAAATCGATCATTTTGAATCCAAAGGGCAGCATTCCAGGTTTCCCAGTTTGCCCATCCGTTGTAACCTTCCATTGTCGAATTCCTGAGGACTTAGATACAATAAACGATTTTGGACCCTGTGCCCATTTTGTGTGCCACTTAGGTGATCGTCCACCGGCAGCCGCCGATTCTCAATAGTGGATGTATATTGAGAACCGGAACGGTTAGTGTTACTAACAGAGACTACTCAGGTTAACATGAACCTCCTCAACTTTGTCCCATGCATCATCAGGAAGGTCACCACATTGTGCTTCCATAAAGTCACAAACCATCTCCCAATCTGCATCAAACATTTCAACAAACAATGGCAAAGATTCCAGAGCAGAGTTGAACAAATCTTCTTGAGTTTGAGTCATTTTGATCATCATGGTTTCAGTTAGTGATGAGATCGAGGTTCAGATTGTTAACACAATTCACACCAGCGTAATACGCATCCAGGAAGTTATCGAAAACCTCAATAGTTTCAGTCACTGAATGGCGAGGATTGACCTCTGTACGAATAGCAACTGCGAACACATCCACAGTACCATCATCAGTGTACTTTGCAGAGTGAGTGAGAATCACATTGTCGTTTTCCTTGAAACGATAAACCGAACGGGTCGGAAGGTGATGAGCAGTCAATTCACTGCCAAAGTAAACTTCTGCTTTCCAACCTTGAGAGAAGAGAGACATTTGAGAGGCGTTTTTTTCCATGCACCTAATATGGCACAGAATCGGGGGGTTTGGGGCGAATAGTGGACACTTGCCCAACTGGTCGGGCGGCTGCCTAGTTTCTAACACTAACCGTGCGTTTAGTTAGTGATACTTTGCGGCGGCCGCCGATTCTCAATAAGAGATGTATATTGAGAATCGGTACGGTTACTATAAAGAATCAGAGCGCACCATTCTCATTAACTTTGCCCCACACCAGTTGGTTACCATAAACACCCGCATAGTATGCACCAAAACTCACACCCATGCGCTCATCATTGTTGTCACAATTGCGGGTAAGATTCAGACCAAAGTAGAACTTGTCGCCAATCTGATGAGGTGTGGAAAACTTAACACGGCGCAGTTGTTGATATGCTGCTCCGATAATCACCGCGCAGATTGCACCAATGGTCATCAAATTAATCCAGAGTTGTTGATAATCAAACTCCATCACATCATCGACGAAGTTGATAGTTTGTGCGGAGAAAGTGCTGAAGTTCATTGTTAGAAATTGTGAACGATTTGTGGGAGAAAAATGTGCCTTTCCTCAACCACGAACTAACAATAACCCATCACCGGGGAAAATGGGGAAAATAGTGTGCAGTTCCCAGATTGGCACAATCTCATGAGTCTCTCTTCAAGATCATGTGCCAATCTGGGAACTGGAAGTTTAAAAGATGTCTGAGTAATCCTTGATGCTAACATCAACATGCTCATCACCTTCGAGATCTAGAATATCATTCCAGTCTAGATCTTCGGGGCGAAAGTCATCATAACACTCAACGTCGAGAGTAATGCGTACGTGGCGCTTTGTGTGCATGAGCATGTATCTAGATGCGATGTTTGCGTATTCTATCATGCATAATGCCTGTATGCAAGCTCGTTGTAATCATATGTATCTCGTGCATAATCCTCGTCGAGATCATATGTATCTTGCATATTATATGATGAGTGTACGCCCATCTCGTCGAGATCATATGTATGATCTTGTGCCTGAGTATAGTCGAGATCGTAATCGTCGTAGAACATGAGAGTCTCGTCGAGATGTGTGTTTACTTTATAAGTATATGATGATCTCGTCGAGATGTCAAGTGTGAGTCTCGTCGAGATCCATAACCATTATTTATAAGTCTCGTCGAGAAAATGTGTAGGTCTCATGATTTTTCGCGGCGCGGCACTTGACAAACTGCGCGTCTTATGATACGCTCGCTAAACTTGCATCAGGGAGGGACCTTTTCATAAGATATAAAGCATAAGATCTGGTGGTTTCAGAAGGTTTTAATGAGGTTTATAAAGCATAAGAATGAGGTGCTTTATGAGAGGTTTATGAGGTTCTTTATGAGTATTAAAAGATACTTTTCCACAGGATAATAGAGGTTTTCCACACTATTATAATACTTTTCCACAGGGTTGTGGAAAACGAAACAAAACACTAAAACATATTTAAAATATCTTTTTAAATATAAAATTAACCAAATTTACCTCTTTTTAACGTATTCCAGGTCTTTCCAATCCTCTGGATACACTACAACCAAACATCTTTCATTCCGATGAAACGTTGCATCATTGAAACTCTCTTCACTCTTCTCTCTTACCATAATCTCAAGAGTTAGATACTGTTTATGTTTATCAACAAAGTATATCCAACCCTCCATATGTTTGTGCTTTACATAATGATCTACTTGTGGCGCGTAGTGCTGATCTTGATCAATGTGAGGAACTTGTTCCGGTGGTACATAAGTCATCAGTTATCAAGTACTGCTCTCATTCTTTTTGGAGAATAACCAAGATTTAAATATTCCTGCAATTGTTGATCACATTGTTCCTTTGTAAGTTTGACTGCATCATCTGCAATCAGTTCCCAACCAGTAGTACAGAACTCTTCAATACGATACAATTTAATTTCTTCTGTCATGTTGTAAATACCTCCAGAATACCTGACTGATAATCTTCTAACAATTTAAACTTTTGGGCAGTAAGAATCTTTTCCATGATCTTACTTGTATATCCTTCATAACTATTCAATTGTTCTTCATTGACAATAGTATTAAAAGCATCATTATCATTCTCTGCAATAAGAGTTACCATTCCACCATATTCTGATTGTGGAAATGGTACCCAGTAATCAATAATATACAAATACTTCATTCTACAAAATACTCCATTTCTCCGGTTTCAAGATTGAGGGCATGATAGTCATACATATACTCATCATACTTATGACCAGTCAGATTTGTGTACTGTCGTTCCAATTCACATTTAACTGATATGAGTTGATTGTGTATATAACTCTTCCATTCATTATCTTCTGTCAAATGAACAACATTATCCATTTGTAGAAGAGCAGACATCAACTTGTCCTTTTCAGTAAGATGCTTCATGATCATACTTTTGAGTGTTCTTGTAAGAGATGGTTTCTAAATGAGTATGAAGTTTATTATAAAGAGTTGGAACTGATCCGTGTTCTTTGGCAATACGATTCTCTTCACTCAGTTCTAATGTTTGAAGTGCAGATAAGAGTATATTAATTTCATTGGAGTTAAGATTCATTATTGTTTCGTACATGTGTCTCCTCAAACATTGTATCTATCTTATCAACAATCATAGCATAATCATTTATTTCATCTTCTGGTACAATGAAACCTTCTGCTTCGACTGCATCACGAATGATTTGTAATTCTTTCTCAGTAAAATGAATCATCATTTGATTTGTGATTTGTAAAAGCGTTGAAAAGCAGTAACCAGAATAATCCCAGTGCTAATAATACCAAGTAACCCCAGAAGAGTAGTGCCATTTCCGGCAGAGAAATCGTAAGTATTCATTCGTATGTATGTGTCATAGGGCAATCAAGATGAGTATTTGGTGGAAGTGTGATACAGACACGTTGTAATCGATCCGCATAATCTTCGGAACGAATGGCAAAGAATACCATGTTCGTTCCGAATACAAAAAACAACAAGAGAAAGAAGTAATCAATTCTTCGAATCATAAAGTTTTGCAATGCGATACTGATCAGTTGCAGTCTCTTTATCATAAACCTCTACAATACTATCATAAACTTCCTCTTCTGTCATCTCTTTCATCTCTTCGGCAATCTTTAAAATTGCATACTCAATAATGGCATCTTCTTCCATTTCATCAACAAGTACAGAAGCATAATTCTCCTTGAAAAACTGCAGTTGGTTTGGAGTGAGTGTCATGATTCAGTTGGGAATACGGCGGACGGATTCGATATTGTGTAGGGGAAACTCTTGATGAAGATGTTGAATACAATCATCCATATCAATACACTCCTCAATAGTAGTGAAAGTAAACTTATCAGGATTGGACTGAAGTGAAAGAATCACCTTAAACGTTTCCATGGTAGTAATCATTTTGGTTGGGTTTGGTAGAGAGATCATACAGGCACAGTTGTATAAAACAATCCTGCTGCTTGCATCATCTTACACAATGTCAATTGAATCTCATCCAACTGTTCCTTCATATCAACTTCATCTCCCATCATTTCATCATAATCAACAAAGTCAAACTCTTCCAGATTGATAGTATTGTCATGATGAATTGGAGCGCAGAACAACTCACCTTCGGAGCATACGGTATAAACACAACCGTGCTCCTCAACAGTCAAATAAACACCGGAAAATTCAAGATCGGTCATTTGCTTTGTCTGAACTGAAGTTATTATAGAATGAATGGATCCGATTTGGGAGTGGGAATGTGCCACTCCCTGAACTGGCATCAGCAGTAGACAGGAGAGTAGTCAGAACCCTGGTATGCTTCCAGGTTGAAGTCGGTTACAGTGGCACCATTTGCAAGATACTGATTGATGTCATACATTGCATCAGACTTCACACGAGTGGTGAAAGATGTCATCTCAGTCTCTTCACCCTTGTGCCAGATGACACGCTTTACGAAACGCTTACCGGTGCCGACGGGATAGAAGTCGATCTGAGTGGCAGAGGTTTGAAGTTGCATTTGGGGTTGGTTGCTTATGTGCTTATTATAGTGCCGACTGGGGCAGAGTCAGATGCCGAGTGGACAGTTGCTCAACCGTCCTTCATAAAAGAGTCCAGATCAACCCTTGAACCGAAACTATAATCGTATTTCAAAGAATTTGCGCAAACATAATGCGGATGTTCCGTACTTACTCCCAGTCTTTCACAAAATTCTGAATGATTATCCTCCATAAGTTCAACTGCATAGAGCATGTAATTCAAAACATGATCAAGATCATGATATTTGACCAGTTCGTCGCGGAGAGCGATCAGAAAGTTGCCGCTTCCCGCAGAATCGTCCAAAAATTTGGATTTGGGATCTTTTAGACTCTCTTCTGGTATGGATTGAACCATTTGAATACAAATTTCCATTGGAGTAAATACTTCTCCCGTAGAATTGATTCTTTCATCAGATCTCTCAATCTTAGATCCAACATTCTGATTATGTTTGTTTCTACTCATTTGGCATATCCGGGATGGTTTTGAATAGTTCCTTACTATTGACATTTGAAATCTTATTCATTCGAACAAGATTTTTAACTTCTTCGGACAAAAGATAATCTCTCAAACGTTCGCTTTCTTCAAGAGAATTAGTCTTCAAACAAACTGCCGAACTACTAATCGAATGTTCATATTGCTTGACGTAAATTGCTCCAAAAGATTTCTCCGTACCTCCGTACTTACTATTCATAATGACTCCATGTTGATTTACGCAACTGAAATGCTGAGATTCATCAACCATTGTTATAATAGGACCATTCCCCCTAAATCCTCCCATAGTCTGAACCATAGGACAATTTCCGGGTTTTAATTCATGTAGAAAAACATCCCCTGTTTGATGACGATATGCCATGTTATTGGATACTTCAACAACATAATCAGGATTCGTCAACTTGATACAAGTCTCTTCATTCAAATACATCTCCTTGACAGTACCATCCATAAAGGTAATCTTTGTTGGTCCCCTATAACCTCTCTTCCATGTTGGAATACAAGTTTCAGTCAAAGAAATGGTGGGAAAGGTACTCTCTGGCAAAGCTTGAAGAGATATTAATCCTCCCTCAGATCCTCCAAATAACTTCTTTCTAAATGCAGAACCTTTCTTTGCAAAAAATTTAGAACGAATAATCATGGAAACATAACTACTTCGCTCCATTGCTCTTGCATAAAAAATACAATCTAAATCCTTGGATCCTCCACCGGAAGAAGGTCCAAGAATAGTTGATGGATCAGTATAGGGAGGATTACCAATGGTTGCAGTAAAGTCCATTGAACAATTATCCCACTTATCAAAACTCATAGTATTATAACCCTTTTTACGAAAAAAATCAATATATCCAGGAAGAGTTGCAATGACTGTTACTTCTCCTCGTTTGGATAAGTTTTCAATGTCAGACATTGCTCCATTTCCAGGTTCTTTTACAAGATATGCAAAACTTTTCATAATCAAATCGAATCAATCAAATTGAAATCAAATAAATCTGTTGGGTGATCACAACTACCAAATCCAAAATATTTGTATTGCCCTTCGGATGATGCACTCTTGGTTAGAATCAAATTCATAAAAACCTCAGGAAGATAATCATAAAAATGTTCAAGAATCAGTTCAGGATGAATACCAACCAAACTGAGATAATCTTTTACTTTGTCGGCATCAGATGAAATCACCATCATAGCATCCTTGAAGTTATTTGAACCAGGAGCAAGATAGTAAACATTTCCGGCAGTCTTGATAATCGAAAGAATCTTTTCCTTGAATTTCTTGATTTTTGCCTCATTGGGATCAGAACTTTTTTCGGAAGAAGATTCTGTTGAAATATAACTTTTTGCCGACTCAAGAATTGGTTCCCATTCTTTTTTAGTCTCGCTGAAACCACCTGTCTTGACTCCTTTTAGGAGATTATCAAGATCAATATTGGCAAACATTTTATCCCAGTCAAGAATTGAACTTGCCATGTTCTGAAGATTCTCATCAGACATTACATACTCCGAGAAATCAGAAATAGAACGCCTTGAGAGATAACCATACTCATCCTTGCGATAGAAGTTTACCAATCCAAAGACACGACGAATGGCATAATCAACATCTGAAGAATGCTTCTTCAGACTAGAAGAAATAAGATCAGTTTCAAAGTTAGAAGATCGTTCAGTATTGAATGACCAATTAATAATCAGACCTACTTTCTTTCCACAACCAGGAGTAAAGCAGCGTGATGACTTTTGAATGGCAGAAGACATCGAACCACCATCAGAGCAGTTAATGACGGAGATGATGTTTGGAATGGAGAAAGAACGAGCACCCATAGAGCAGGATACAATAATTGTACGTTCTTTATCACTATTGTTTATCAACTTCTTGATCAAATCTTCTGCAGAGCGATTACTGTATTCATCACTGTGTAGAGCAACCCAGTTACACCACGGAGCAATACTCTTACCCAAGTTGATAAAATTATCTACATCTGCCTTGGTTGTTGGAATAAACAGCATAACAGCGGGTTTTTCAATAGAACCATACTCTGATTCATACAAACCAAATACGTCTTGATTTGTATCTTCATCACAGAGTTCCCGCTTGATAAACTCTCGCTGAAGATGACCATTACGCTTGGAAAAGAACTTAACCATGTTAGGTCGATCTTCTTTACTCAAGTTATTATGCAAATCAATAAAAGTCTGATTAGCATCCAAAGTAAGACAATCAACCTCTACAAGATTGTCAAGTTTAGATGCCCAACTCTGAGGATCATCACAGCAAAATCCTCCGGGTTCAAACAATGGACCCTTACACCGTTTTGCCTCCAATAGATCCAAATAAGAAACTGTAATAGGCACCTCAACTTCATGAGATCCAATCAGTGCTTTTTCAATATTGGTGCCAGTAGCAACACAAACAAGGTTGATACCAGAGTTAATAAACTGTGATGCAGTCTCTCTGCTGGATGAAGTCCATGCTCCAAAGTCTGCCTCATCAATGATAATGAGTTTTTTATAGACTGATAACGCAGAAATCAGCACAGGATCAATCTTCTCTGCATCAGTATGCAAGGATAAATCGATTAGTACACGCTTGCCTTGAGAAATTGCTTTCTTAAATTCTTCGTATTTGGGTTTAATGACTGCAATATCAGCAGTAATATCAAAACGTTCGTTAACTGCGGATACAAAAGAATTATTTGCTGCCAACCAATGTGCGGCAACTATCATGACTTCAAGACCAGAATCTTTGAACAAAGAAAGTGCCTGAAGAGTCTTGCCAAAACGTGGAGCAAGGTTTAGAGGTTGAGTAACAGTACGAGTGCCATCAAAACGACTAAGAATAACACTATTGACCCATGCCTGATGAGGGCGAGGATCAAAATACTTATTGACCTTTACAACTCCATTCTTGTAATTAAATAGTTCCTTCTCCGCATCTTCTACGGTAATATAGAACCATTCACGTTCTTTGCGACTCCTTTCATAACCCAGAATTTCAAGATATTCATGAAACTCCCGATCACCAAATGATGTATAGTAACTACCCTTCTTATCTAAAGGTAAAGCACATGCAGTAGTGTCCTGCTGTTTAATACGCTCATCAACTACTTTTAATTCTGTGTCACCAATCTTGAGTTTAGGAGTCTTTCCTAAGGCAATTTGGTCTTCATACCTATCGGTGTCAGAATAAAAATAGATTTGTTTGGTCATAATTTTGGATTACAAATGAAGAAGTTGTACTGTTGCCCATAAGTGTCCTCTGCAATTTTACAGTAGTATTGAGGAGGTGGTTCTGGCAATCTATACAATGTTACCATCGCAATGATTACCTGAATAAACGGAAGAATGAAAACAATTTTGTCTCTCATGTATTAAGAGCAGTTTTCATACCAAGCAGTTTACCATAGATTTTGGCATAAAACAATCGAACTGACTTTTCTTCATCATTCATGATTTGATCCTTGACTAACTCTAACAAAGCATCAATCTCATCCCCCTGAAGATCAGGGGGAGTATTTCCATAGTGTTCTGTAACTTTCATCTTAATCAACCCTTTTTAAAGGTCAGGTAGAGATACTCACCTGCCCAATCAGCATTCTCCAGCAACCACTCACGTTGCTCAATGATTCGCAGATCATAACGAACACCCTTGGCAGGTGCTTTGAACGATGCAGGTTTGTAGACTTCACCAGTCTTCTTATCAACAAAAGCATGGACAGAGCGAGAACCAGCACCAGTCTCCATAATGATTTTGTGATACTTACGACCACTCTCAATATAGAATTTGTAAGGATCAGAGTTAGGATGAGACTGCTTGAAGTTGTCAACCAGAGCATCACACAGCATCAGAGTCCACTTATGAACATTCAGTTGAATGGTGTTGCGGGCATCCTGCTGGGCACAGAAGTCAGCAAAGGCGTTGGCGTCGGCACACTGGGCAGCAAAGTCGATGGTCATGGGTGGAGGTCCCTTTGTGTATGAACGTATTATAGGGGCATATGGGGGCGTTTCAGTGCCCCCTTTGCCACTCAATAAAGTGGTTTGCGAACAGGTCGATCAAACTTAGACATTTGATAACCTTCGCGGATTGCCTGAATGATTATGTTGTCATAAGAATGAGAGAATAATGGAATGTGACGATGCAGCAGATAATCTTCACAATCTTCTGCAAGTGCTTCTTTTTCGTCGTGAGTCAGAGTGTTGAGATCAATCATACCAGTGCTCCAGTAGGGATTTCGATAACCTGGGCAAAGGTATCGCTCCAGGTTTTAGTATCATAACAGAACCACTCACCATTTTGGAAGATATAACCAAATTCTTCACCATTCTTAAAGAACTCAGTCATGGTTTCGTCATGACGAGGAGGGCAATCTTCGCCGCGAGCGGAGTAATACAGGGGACCAACTTCGGGCAGGGTTTCATTGTTCCAACCTGCATCAGTCCGAGCACAAGACATATCACCACCATCAATCAGTTCACGAACTTTCTCAATGGTATCATAATGAGTGCGAAGAATGCGACCATTGTAGGCAGGATAACCATTATAATGACAATAGACAGACACAATGCTGCCATCAGAGAGTTGGAGACCAATGCGTGAGCGGGTTGCCATGGGGTGTTCCCTTGATTACCTCTGTATTATAGGGCATTAAAAAGGGGCATCGCTGCCCCTTGTGCCGCTTATTCAACTGTCACACCTCAAGTCGATGGTGTCATTTTTCCTGCAACATAAGCAACGAGACCCAAAACTCCAAGTGTTAAAAAGATTTCCATATTTGTTTTTAAATACAAATTACATTACTATTTAATCAATTTAGTATCGTTATTATACCAAAAAGTTATCATTTATACCAAAATATAAAGAAAATGTTATGTAATTCTAACAATCAATCATCATATACTCTACATTCCATTGCATCAGGATGAGTGTCACAATACAACTCTAATGAGTTTGGATCGTGTTCCTCTCCAGGATGATGTTCTTTATAAACTTTGAGTGCTTCAAGTTCTTCTTCTGTGTGTCTTCTGCTTTGTGGAGAAATGGTTGGATCACTCAAAAGTTCTTCATCATGTTGAATGTGTTGGTCGATGTTATCCATTTTTACTTAAAATGTCCTAATAAGAGTATTTATTTGTGCTGATCACCCATTCGCTCTTCCATATAGTCAAACATACTATCAATATTGATAATACTTTCGATTGTTACAATCATATCAGAGATATGCTTTGAGATATATGGTTTCTCGTTTCGTGCGGCAGAAACAAGAGCATTACGCAAACAAGATTCTGCATCTCGTAGTGATTCTTCTGTTTGTTTGGATAATGCCATCAACAATCTCCTCCTGTAATATCTTTATCTTCCCAAAACTTTTGAAATGCAGGATCCATACTTTCATACTTATGAGGAGGAGTTACGACATGAAATTTACGAAGAAGTGCCTCACCAGCATTCAGACATGCACTATGATACTGATTTCTCTCCTTGATTGCAGATACAATCGTATTATAGATTTCATCCGTAGTTGCATCAGAATCCAGAGCATCATGGATCCATTCATTCAAATTGCGAAGAGAATAACTCTTGTAATCTTTTTCATCAGGTTTCATTTTTTGTCTCCTTTCATGAGTTTTTTGACCAATTGTGCTTTTTCCATGAATGGACTGCTCATTGTAACCCATCCATTCAGTTCTCCCATAATATCACGATGAATATCATGAGCAGTAATAGACTTGTCCGTCATGTATTCGGTGATAACATCAGCAAGAAGATCCCTGCGTTCGTTGTAGTAGGATTGCTCACTTGTCGCATTCATAGTCTTTGATTGCTTGTTCTATGATAACCTGAAGTTGCTTACTTGTCAATCCATTTAACCATCCCCAGTTAGGATCTTCTTTATCCCATTCTAAACTAAAAGAACCATCTTTATTCTGATGTATTTTGAGACTATCATCCATCATTTTTATGTTGCTTACGGACTTTTTTGAGTGATTTAAGTTCTTCTTTGATGGATTGATATGCCTCTTCTGGTGTAATCCTTCGACTCATTTCCATGGCAATCGCAAACTCTACTCTGGTGCCAAAGTGTTTGAGTGCTTCTTCAAAGTCATTCAGTTCTTCGTACATTTTTCACAACCCTCATTTAAAGTATCTATTCGCATTTCAAGAGTATTGATAAGATGACGATATTCTTTCATAATAATCATCATTTCATTTTCAAGACCTTCCACACGATATTCAAGTGCTTTGATCTTTTTCTTCAATTTTTGGATCTTATCAACGTTGGAAGGGTAGACAGGTTTCATGGTAGGACGCAAAAACCACTTAAAATACTTTGTAAATCTATTCATAAGTTTTGACTCTTCATAAATGAAACCGAATTAAACTTACCCTCGTAACCTGCAAGTTTAAGTTTGGTGTGAGATGTGTGGACTTCGGTATATTCCACAGTATATTCTTTTCCTTTGGTAAGAACACCATTGGGATCGGTATTTGCTCCCCAATTTACCATTTCAGGAGAAGAACCAATGTACTTTACAGTGTCACCCTTTTGGATTCGCATCTTTTTCAATTGATTTTTGAATTTGTTGTGCAAGTTTGTAAGAACGTCTCCATATCATATACTTTATGATAGGATTTCGTGGATTATAAAGTATCCACCATTTGGTTTTGGCAAACCACAGTTGGGCAATCTTACTGACAAGAAGAAATGCCTGAGCAATATTCTTGTCAATGGTGATGAGATAAAGTATCAGAGCAAATAATAAAAACCACGCATAATAGGCGGTTTCCATTACTGAAATTCCTCATTTCTTCGTGTGTCAAGATAGGTAATGACTTCATTACGCCACTCCATTAACTCATGGAAACATTTTTCTTCATGAGCATAAGCACGAAGTTCTGGATCTGGTTTCAGAACACTTTCATAGAAAATGAAAAAGGCATCTTTGCGTTTGGTCTCTTTTTCTGTCATAGAAAATTCTCCAGAGATGAGTTTGTGTTCTTGGTTGCCTTACTACTCTTACTGATGTAAGACTTTGCCGTCTTCAAATTATTGGAGACATGGACTTGCTTTCCATTATGTATAATAACGAACTTATTTCCCCATGGAATAGCAGCCCATACTCCATCTTTCGTTACATAACCATCGGGATCTCCAAAAACTTCATTTAAAAGACTTGGATTTGGTATGAATGGTTTCTGAAACTTCATTTAAAGACACCAGTAACACTTACTACGGTTGCATTTGGATTACGTGCCAGTGCTACTTCGCGTGCCTCATCATAGTTACGAGCATGAACTTGCTCTTTAAAAGTTTTGCCAGCAACATAGAGAGTGACTTCAATCAGCATTGGATTTCCTCTTGAATGAGTTTAGTATAACAGAAAAAAAAGAAAAAGATGGTATTTTTTATACCATCTTAAGATTCAGCGCTTGACGACGCTGACAGCAGGTTCACCCTTCTCAAAAACCACATCAACGACTGCCTGAACCTTCTTAGCGGTGCTGATACCCACAGAATCGTAAACGGGCACACAGACCAGTCCAAAGGTCTTCTGAGACCCTCCCAGACGAATCACACGACCGATTGACTGGGAGATGCCGATGTAGTCCATGTTCCGCATGAACAGGACTGCTTCCAGACCACTGACATTGATACCTTCTGACAAAATAGAGTGATGAAGCACCACAAACTTCTTGGAAGGATCTTTACCCCAAGCATTCAGAGTCTCAAAGAACACCTCACGATTGACTTTCTTACCGTCAATAATACCACCAGTCTTGGCAGTAATAGTCATCCAGGAGTAACCCATGAATGCAAGTTCGCCAATAAACTCAGACTCACTGAGAAGGCGAACAATCTGCTTGGTAGAGCGAGCACAGATCAAAATCTTATCCAGAGAGTTATCCTTGATAGTCTCCAAAAGATTCTCTGCATCGCGTTCTTGAATGAGTTGCTTACCCTTGAGCATAGGAAGTTGCTTGACAACAACCTTAGGAGGAAGAATGTAACCACCCTCCACCAGTTCGGGAGCACCAACCTGACAGATTACATTACCATAAACCTCAGGCATGTTCATGCCAGGTTTTGCAATAGTGGCAGAATGCTTAGGAGTAGCAGTGAAGAAAAAGCAACGCTTAGCGTTAACAGAAAAATACTCTGTCGCGCCAAAGAAATTGCGCTGAACACTATTATGTGCCTCATCAAAGTAAATACAATCTACCTCAATACCTGCCTCTTCAAGTTTATGAAGGGAGTGATAAGTAGTGAAGATGATCTCATGCTCACCAGCAGTCTTACAGATGTTATGATGAAGTTGAATCTGATTGACTTTGGTGGTGCTGAAATACTTGGTCTCACCACTATGAACGTGCATCACATTGATGCTCTTGGAAGTAAACTCTTTGAACTCAGAGCAGAGTTGCTCTGCCAGAAGAATACGAGGAGCAACAATCACAAACGTATGACGCTTGGTTGTCATCTCCATACAAGACAAGATGTCCTCAAAGATACACATAGTCTTGCCACCACCAGTCGGGATGATAACCTGACCTTTGGCATTGTCCCACATGGCGTTCACAGCACGCTCTTGATGGGGGCGTAGAGTGGTCGGCATAGGGATCAGGGCGTCTTGCGTTGATAAAGTTATTATAGCATCACACAGACGCCTCTGACGACCATTGTGACGGTTTACTTACTGTCCAACAATGCTTCCAATTTCTTGATTCTTGCCTCTTGATCCTCTATCTTCTTAACAAGTTTGGCATGATTCTGAACAGGACCAAACTTATAAGTAAAACCAACTTTACCGGCGAACTTATCAAATCCTTCGGTCTTCATTTCTTCACCAACTAACATCGAACCACCAAAGTTCAATGAAAAGTTATCATTCAGATTCGTGGCACAACCTAAACCAACAGCATACTTATAACTATGCGTACCACCACCTACTCCACAAGATACAGGAGCATCGGTAGATGTCGAAGGAAGAGAAGACATTGCAACAGAAAGTGCGGTTGCTCCAGATACATCTTGTCTCAGATTCTCGATTGCCTTTGTATTCGCATTAATCTCATCGGTATAATCTTTAACCTCTACACCTTTAAGAGAATCAATTTCTTTTTTATTCTTATTAATCTCTACGAGATTTGAATCTGATTGTCTCGTAGTCTTAACAAGATCTTCTGTAAAGATTGCTGTATTATTCTCGTCAGCACCAAGATAACGATTGTCAACCATTTGTGCTTGTGCTGCTGATGAAAAAGCAGTTGCCCCAAGAAAGGCAACTGCCACTAAAGATTTAATTCGATTCATTATTGAGTCAATAGTTCAGAGTTATATAGTTGGATTTAATATTTACTTAATATGACCTTCAAACCCAACAAAGGTATTCTACTGGGTTTTGAGTGTTATGTCAAGCACCAACTTGACCTTTTCTTACTTCAGAATTATCACCAAATAATGTAATTGTGGAACCAGAAATTAGCCTTACTGCATTTCCAGGACTTCCAACAACTTCTGGTTTTGTTGTTGGCGTTGTTCCATTTGTAGGATTTCCAGTTCCTGTTGGTGCTGGAACAGTAACACTATGACTACAAGTGCTTGTAGACATAGTACCATTGACACCATCACCACCTTTAGCACCAAGAGTTCCTGTGGTTCCTGATTGATTCCAATCGCCTCCATTTCCACCAGTTCCTCCTCTACCGCCATCACCACCTTTTCCAGAAGTTGCGGAACCACATCCACCACTTCTAGTATCTGTTTGACCAATTTTATTTGTCCAATTTGTAACTGCTGCAATACCCTGTAGAGAACCAGTTAGATTAGAATATCCTCTACCATTTCCTCCAAGACCACCCGGACCACCTAACCCAGGAGGACCATTACCAGTACAAAAACCAGAAGTTGTAGTATTGGAGGTTCCATAATTAAAACAAGAAAGTCCACCTTGCCCTCCATTACCTCCACTACCACCTTTTGCTCCTCCACCAGACCCCGCATAAAGTTTTGAACCAGATAAAAGATTAATATAATTATTGGCACCAGTGGAATTGTTTATGGAAAAAGCATCACCACCATTAAGACCATCAACAGTATTATTACCAGTCTGTCCACCACCTAAACCACTAGAACCATAAACATTACCTGCTATAATATATGATAAGTTATTGCTTTCTGATGTCAATGATACTGATGGAGAGGTAGTATTTGAACCTATAGTTCCATCAATAAAAAATATTTTGCGAATACTCTTATCTAAATTACCATTCCATGAAAGATCATTTATTACCACATTTAAGTCATCATTAGTTGGTGATGATGCAGTAGATTGTTGAATATAATAATATTTTATAGATCCTACAAACTGGGACAATTTCCAATTTGTGGATGAAGATATTAATGAATTTTCTGTACAGTCAGGAACAATAGGTATTTTTGCATCAATTTCACTATATTCTGTGGGGTTACCATCGTTGGTTACTTCTTCTTTCTTCAATAATTGTGAAGCGCTTACAGATCCTGTTTCAGCATCAAATAAACTACTTTCACTATCACTTTGACTAAAATTAGTTTTGGGATTCATTTTAAGAAAATATTTTCTTAAAGTTGAAAATTTAATTTCTGTTCCCTCAGAAATATTTGGACCGTGTTTAGATGGAGATGAAATTGTCATTGCTTATGTTTGTTTATGAATGGAAATCAGTCCAACCAACCCCAGTGTATCCTCTAAATACACCATCTTGACTATTAAAAACTATTGAACCAGTTGATGTGGACATCGCTGTTTGCTGAGCATTGGTTACGACTGGCACAATAAATTGAGGACCATTGGCAACATTGTTGAATTGAATAGTGCTTGATGTCGAAACAACACCATCAATATTCATGGTGCCACTCACAGTTAAAGTATCTTCAACAGTTACAGTTCCTTTTGTAGTAAGAGATCCATGTGTAGTTACATCAGATGATGCTCCAAAATCTACATCATCCGTAAATGTCGCAATACCACTAACATGAAGTTTATGTGTTGGAGATGACTCATTAATACCAAGATTACCATCATATGTTAAGGACAATAATACACTATTATCTTTCCCATAAATCCATCTAAAGTTTCCTGTTGTTCCTGCTCCAGTTCCCTTATGAATAATGGTATCAATATTACCAGTATCATAATTGTAAAGTTCTAAATTCTTATTATGAAATCTTATTTCGGCAGAACTATTACCTATTCCAATAGAATTTCCAAGACCTATTTTTGCTTTATCAGTATCAGAAACAATTTCTAATATAGAATTACCACTTCTACGAATTTGAAGATCAGTTGTTGGACTATTAGTCCCAATACCAATACGTGAACCTGTTCCAGTTAAATGTAAACTACTAGTGCTTGTTATAAGACCAACAGATAATGAAGTTCCGACAATGTTGGTGGCAGTTAATAACCCAACATTAATATCTGGAGTATCTATTAAACCAGAAGCAACAGTAGCAGTAGAAGCAGTACCAGTTAAATTGCCAGTAAATGTGGTTGCATTTACATTAGTTACACTAATTGTTGCTGGCAAATAACTATTATCAATAGTTCCTGATGAAATATTACTTGCATTCAAAGATGTCAAATTAGCACCAGAACCATAAAAACTGGTTGCCGTCATGATTCCTGATGAATTTATATTTCCATCTGGACCATTAAGTGTAATACCTTCTCCTACTTCAGGATCACCTCCAATTAGAAGCGAATACTTATTATTTGCCTGAGTTGTTCCGATACCAACCTTAAGTGTCGTAGATATTCCACTTTGAGGATCGGAAGAACCATCAGCATAGTCTATAATCCATGCCTCTGTAGAATAACCTACAATTGATGAAAAAGTAACTCCCCCAACAGAAATTGATGTTGCCGTAATAACACCAGTAATATTGGCATTTGTTGATGTTAAGTTATCGGCAGTTGCAGTTCCTGCAAACAATGTTCCGGTTGTAGTTAAACCAGATACTTGAACATTTCCAACTACATCTAAAAATTCTCTTGGTATTGATGTTCCAATACCAACCAGACCATTAGAATTTACTATAAAATTATCTTGATCAACCTGAACACCATTTCTAATGTTAAATGTTTTTCTAAAATTATTTGACATCTTATATGGTTTTTAGTTATTTATCTGTTAATTTTTGTTCTAAGCTCTCAACTTTTCTGCTGAGTTCTTTGACTGCTTCAATAAGTAAAGGAACAAGTTTATGATATTGAACTGACTTATATCCATTGGAGTTGTTTTTAACAATTCCTGGAAGTCCAAGTGCTTCAACTTCTTGTGCAATTACACCAGTATCTTCTCCTTGATAATTATCAAGATCCTTCCATTCAAAAGTATTACCGCTAATAGACAATACTTTTGCCAAAGGATCTTCAATAGGAGTAATATTATTCTTCAATCTTTCATCAGAAGAAGAATAGAATGCTGTAATATCATCAGTGACACTTAAGATACCGGTAATAGTTGTATTTGTTTGAATAGCAACGGTTGAACCAGAAACTGCACTTAGTTTGAGATGTCCAGAAGAAGTATCAATGGTGTTATCATCTGTAATTGCAACCTGAACGTTCTTAAAATTACCGCTCGCAACTGTAACGGCACCTTCAACATTCAGAGTTCCACCAATATGCAAGTTTTCTCCAATACCAACACCACCGGCAACAATAATATCACCAGTTGTTGTTGAACTTGCAGAATTATTACCAGTAAAGCGATGAACACTTGAAGCAAATGTTGGTGCCTTGAAATTTATATTTTGGTTAAATGTTACCGGACCATCAAATTGAGAAAGAACCTGAGCAGAATCTCCACCTTCAACAAGAAGTCTTTCCTTGATGGTAACTTCATCAAATACAACACTCAATTTACTTGGATCATCACCAGTTATAGTTGGAACTGGAGTATCAAATGTAGTTTCTTCGCCAGTTGCGGATGATTTTCTTTGGTTTCCAATGAAGAAATCCCCATCATTATTCATACCAGTGTAGGCAACAACACCGCAGGAACGTTCTTGTGCCTGTGAAAGGAATTCTTCTTTTTCAGATAGAGATTTATTTTGAACTTGAGGTAAACCGGTTGAATAGTTTCCTGGACCATATCCAAGATATTCAAAAGTATGACCAGATGCACGAACATAAGATGGTCTACGGAATTCAACTGGAAGTGGAGATACCTTTCTTATTAGAGAATTTGCATCATGAGAAGAACTTATCGTTCCTAAAGCACCACGAATTGCCGTTATGGAATTAGTATTATTGCTACTTGCAACTCTAATAATCTCGCTATCAATTTGAATATAAGTCCCCAACTTAAGTCTTGAGGCATTTGCAAATGAAATGGTAGTATCAGAAGAACTAATTGTAGATGTTAAAGTAAACTTATCCCCTGAATAGAAAGTAATACCACGAGATCCCAGATTCTCGTCCCTGATATCAGAAATCCCTTCATTGGCAGATAATCCGTGCTTTAGAATCCAACCACTTGCAGCAGAAATGCTCTTATTTGTAATAGATGTAAACTCTGTTACGCTCTTTTTCTCTTTAACTATGAAATCTCCAAGATTATTATTACTAGAATCTGTAACTCTAAATTGATTTCCAACTAAAAGACCGTGCGCAGATGAAGTTGTAAATGTAGATATTCCAGAAGAAGAATCTAAAGCAGAAACTGAAGTTATTTGAATTGCAGGTCCAACAACAAATGCATATTGATTTGTTGTAATATTAGGATCTCCAGAAGTTTTTGCAACGGAAACTATTTTCTCAGAATCAACAGAAGTGATTCGATAATAACCATCAGAGGTTGTTCCTGCACCAGTTACCTGAATAACATCATTAACTGCATTAGAAATACCAGTCGAATATACTTGAAGAGTTCCACCAGATCCAACACCATTTATTTGATCGAAATAATATGTTCCGGCAGAATAACTACTTCCAGCAGAAACAATAACTGGAGATCTATTTTCTGCTGGAGATTGTGTATTAGATATTCCTCCACCAGAAACAAAAACTTTTGCAGTTGCTCCACTCCAACTTGTCAATCCAGAATCATTATAGAGTTTTACATTATAATGATTGCCGGAAGGATAGGATGTTCCTCCATTAAGAAGACTTCCAGTTTGAATACCAGAAAGACCATGATCTAGTGTAAATGTTATTTCACCAGTGCTATTATTAACTGATGAAATATCAAGACCCTTACCAAACTTTGTAATTGCAGTATCAATAGTTTCTCTGGTAAGACTCTTTTTGAGATCATTAGTTACAACATCTCCAAGAGGAGAACGTTTTGCAAATGTCTTTGCTGCCTGTGGATTTGCATTTATATTATCTCTATCCAACTGAGGATAGAGATCAGTTGGCAATTGACTAAATTTTAAATTAGTAAATTCTGCCGGAATAGAAGTTCCAGCATTCAAAAGATATATGTGGTAAACTCCATCCTGTTGATTATAAACATATGGAGAAATAACTTCATTACGATAAATATAAAGATTTGACCTAAGATCATTTCTTTCAAATCTTGGAAGATTTTGATCTCTAGTATTCACATCACTTGTAAATGTTCCTACAGAGTGTACTTTTCCGTCAACATCAGTTGTTGAATATGTAAACTGGAAAGAATTTGTAATTCCGGTAACTGCAAATCTTCCATTATAACCTAAATTATTTTCACCAGTTGTATTAGTGCTGCTCTTAACATTTTTGATATTAACAACATCATTCAAATTTAAATTATGAGGAAGTTCTGTAATTACAGTAACATTTCCACTACTTTCACTACATGTTGAAATAAATCTTGGGTTTTTTAATAAATTATAATCTGTTGCGTCAATTACTGTTTGAGTAAAATCAGTGCTTCCTTGACCACCTGTAGTGCTTGATTCTTGAAGAACAAATGCAGACTCTGGATCTTTTGCATTTGATAATTCTTTCGGAACAACTACTCTTACCTTATAAAGTTTTTCATCCAAACTTCTTTCATCAGAAATACGATTTACATATGATAGATCAGTTTTGGTCCCATATGTTGCCGTACCACCAGTATCAAAAGCACTATAAATGGTGTTATTGGCATCAACATGAATAAACCAATTATTATTTTCTGCATCAAATTGAATTGGAGAACCAAGTTCTCCAGAATCTTTATCAGAGACTCTGCTTAAAATATGAAGATTTGTTCCTCCATTTACGGCAACTTCAGTTCCACGAATAGCATTTGTATATGAAGATGCAAGTTTAATTTTTGTTGATCCATCCTTAATCACATAATAAATTTGATGGGCATTAATATTTTCTGGAAGATCACCATCGTCACTGATGATAAGAACTTTTTCTCCGGTTAAAAGATTATTTGAATCAATGGTAAATGAGTTTGATGAAGGTGCTCCAGTTACATTATATGTTTTTACAGAGCTTGTTGTTCCTAAAGCAGTTGTTATTCCAGTTTCACTGATTTCATTATCACACATGTAAATGTTTGCAGAAAATGTCGATCCATTTCCTTCAAAATAAAGTTTATCAGAAACTCTTGCACCAATTCTAAATCCCTGAGTAATTGCGGTTGGTTTAGAATCTTTGGCAGTAAATCCTGAAATATAAAGATGACTTGAAATACCAACAGATGTTGTAACACCAACATCAAGCGATAACCATTCTACTTTTTCTTCAGAAGATACAATTGCTCTTGGTGGAATTACATTAGTAATGAAGGCATTATTGTCTTTTGCAAATGCTTCTTTTTTAAATCCGTCAGAGATCAATGATAATTGACCAAAGTTGGAGTTGGAGTTTGTAATCGATGCATCAGCTCCACTTTCTGCATCAAAGTGCTTATTAAATCCAATTGCAAATACAGAAACTACCTGAACGAAGGCATCGTTCGACATCTTAATATGACTTGTTTCCCACCCTTGGCGATAAATTGCTCCAGAATCAAGGTGATAAACTTGAGTGCTATTCGTCCCAGATGCCGATGCTCCTGCAACAAGTTTAGAACCATTTACAGCACTATAAGGAATCTTATCGTATGCTCTTGATCCACTATTATATTTTGCAAATGCACGATCATCTTTTTGTAGTGAAATAGCAGTAAATTGTGCAACAACGGTACTTTTAAAACCTGCTGCCTTACTACCATCGGCATGTAAACCATTCATTCCCCATACGGAACGCATAGAGACATTAAAAATGTATGGAGAAGCACCATTAACAGTATCAGTTTCAACTGTTACTGTTGCAGAACTTGAACTTGGACTTGGGTTCAAGTTTGGTGTGGAGTTAAAATCGGGAAGCAGATATGTAAACGTTCTTGCTCCAGTTACGTTCTGAACAGTTGTGGAAATATTATATGGGTCAATAACATTACTTCCACTTACTCCCCTTATTCTAATAGGAGTTCCTTGGTTTAATCCATGATCAGTCTCTGTTGTTACTGTTACAATAGAATTAGCAGTTGATCCATTACCCGAAATAATATTACTAATATTAATAGGATCTGAAGCAAAGGCACCAACAATCTCCCATTCTGGATTTTTCTTACTAAAACCAAGAGAAGATTCTGGAAACTTTTGATCAATATTTCGATATGCATTAAAGGCATTTGATACCTTATTATAATACATATCAAGATCAGTTAATGGATAAGATCCAATGTTATTTACACCGTCACAAAATTCAAAACATGTTAATTTGTGGTGAGAGAAGTTTGGTGTTGCTTTATATACAGAACCAAAATCGTCAGGATTTGTATATACAGTTCCACTAGGATCTGCATCAAATAATGAAAATTGCCAAATATAACATGCACCTGTAAGTCTAAAAATAGCAGACTTTCCTATTGTATCATCTGTTGGATTTGGAACATATTTTGGTCTTAACTTTGTCTTTCTTAAATCAAGACCAACAATAGAAGTTCCTCTTGGAATTATAACACCACCATAATAACTATTAAATTTATAAAGAATGTTATCTTCTTGAGTTAGATCAAAATTTGTACTTAAATTGAGATCAAATACAGTAGATGCAACAGACTCTGAACCAGATCTCGATACTGCTTTTGCTCCACTATTATTATATATTGCAAATCCTGGTCGATTATCAATTACGTGCTCACCAGGAAACAGTAAGATAGTTGTTTTTTCTGTAATATCATTATTATCTCCTTTAACATAAGAGAATCTTGCTGCCTCTAAAAGAGCTCTTTGAATAGTCTTAAAAGGTCTTGCAAGAGAATTACCTTCATTTGAAATCGAATCTGTAGAATCTAAATCATCCGGATTTACATATAAAATTCTACCTTCAGTATTTTTGATAAAATTGTCTAACTTATTCAGAGGCATCGTATTATGACTTCTTGAGTTATTTCTATGATTTATTTATGGAAGGTAATCTTCCTCACAAATATAATCAGAGTCATCTGGCATATCTTGTGGATTCTCTAACGGAACAGGAAATATCATAGGGTGCATTTCCTCATCTATCAAATAAAAAGAAGATCTATACAATTCTTCTGGGGTATAACTTCTATTATGTTTCTTTGCTTCTTTAATGATGTCTTGATCGTATAACTGTCCGTCTGCTAACTCATCAAACGTAAATGGCATTCCATTTATAAAATACATCTTCACTATCATACTGTGGGTTTCGCAATCATACCAACAGTATTCGCTAGTGATTCTGTATTCGTAAGACATATACTTACCGTTTAGATATATTTATGGGTACTCTCTATCACCAGGACCGATTGCCATCTCAAAGTCAAAGTAGTCTTCAAATTCCTCAATAATCTTATCCCACAAGTCTTCGGGAGCATTGTCTACAAACATGCCCCATGTTCCAGGATTCTCATCATCGCCATCAGGTTCCCATGTGCAAATCTGTGCATCAGGGCAGGTAATATAAATGAAGTCAAACATTTCCGATTGATCTTCCATTGTTTCGCAATAGATTTTGAGATCGTCCATGTTTTATTTGATTTATTTCTTATTTTTGCCCCGATAAGTGTCTGTCTGTGCATGACAATTAGGACACAAAATGCGGAGGTTTTGTATGGTGTTATTATACTTGTTTCCGTCAATATGGTCAATCTCTATTGGTGCTGGTTTTCCATTCCATTCAGTTATACCACAACATTCACACTTGTGCTGTTTGAGACCTTCTGCTAATAGGCGATTTTTGAGCTTATATGATTGAATAGATCTTTGATTTGACAAATATTCTTCAACTGGTCTTTTTGGTCCAACTTTCTTTCCCTTATTCCACACTTTTCCGTGCATATGCTCTTTTGTTAATCCCAAAGCATCTGCTCTTTTTTTAGCACAAGAATAATTTCCACCAGCTTCTACCAATCCAAGTTTTCCAAGAACTTGTCTTATAGATCCACTAGTAGTCCAAGCTTCTATAAAATCTTCGTCTGTATAGTTTCTATATTGTCCCATTCTTAAAAACGGTATACGCAATACTATTTAGTAAAAGTTGCGTTTTACAAAATACCCGCAGTCGGATTCGAACCGACACTGGAGGAGTTTTAAGCTCCCTATCTCTGCCTGTTGGATTATGCGGGCATAGGTGCAGGTTTCTCTGCCTGTTGGAATACACTCCCGTGATATGAGACCATTATAACTCAAAGAGTGTTAATGGTCAAGTGCTGGTTATAGGTAAATAGTGTTTTTTGATAAACCTATTTACTTGGGTTCTTGAAACCCCCCAGTCATTAGCAATTATAGTTTTAATTCCCCATTTTGTCAAGTCAATTTTATCAAGATATTTAATTCTTTTTTCATATTCCTCACTAAAAGTATTGATATATTCATCCCAGCTTCTTCCATATCTTTTTCTTTTTTTCTTTTTAACTTTTCCCTTGATCCAACCATCTGGCAATGTATTAGTTTTCAACACTCTCTTATTTTCTATCCCATTATTAATCCACATTGATTGGGACATATATTTTCCTGCTTTTTTACCACCTTTCGAGGATGCTTGTTTCTTTTCTTTTTCAGTTAAAGAAAATAATCCCGTTTTATTTTTATAGCATTTTTTTCCGCCAATACTTGCAGTTACTTTAATAATATCCTGTTTTGATATTTGAGATGATAGTCCCTTATAAGCAACATAATCTTCCTTATTATTCCATAAACGCCAATTGCAATAATGAAACATCGTATGGCAAGTTCTTGATACTGTAACTAAATTCTCAAAATCATCTGATCCACCCATATATTTGGGTATAATATGGTGCTTATCAAACAAACCCTCTTTTCTACAACTCATACTTATAATAGGACAGTCCTATTTATTTATATGAGTTTTGTTAAAAATAAGCGGACGGGGAATTGAACCCCGATTGAGCCCTTATAAGGAGCCTCTTTTACCATTAAAGTACCCGCCCAAAAACCACATAAAGTGGAATAGAAGTGGATGGATTCGAACCATCTCAAAGGCGCTAATCTGGCGCAAATCGCTTATAAGGCGACTCTGACTACCAAGTCTCACTTCCTAATGAGTGTCAGGTCAATTATAGCAGACCTGAGATGCTGTTGTCAAGACCCTTCGTTATGTTCTGTGTATATTCGTAATAATTCGTCGTCTGCTGGTATCATGACTGCTATGTTATCTCCGTTTGAGATCCCTATTTGCTCTCCACCTTCAACTCTGGAGATCAGTTCGTCCCAATGTTCTTGCCAGTGATCCACAGTGTAGACTTTCATCGTTGGTTATATTTAGGTTAAGTATATCACACTTTGTCACAAAGCGCAAGCTCTGCATATTCGATCTGATCTTCGGTCATGTTGGCAGTCACCATCTCAAGAACATTCATGAATTGCTTGACGGTATCACACTCAACAACCTTCTCATCACCCTCACTGCTCAGGAGGAGGAAGGAGCGGGAGCAGATGTCGATCACGATGCCTTGAACGAACTCTTCAGTCATTTGTGTTCCGTTGAATACCCCCATATTATAGGGCATCTGGACCGGGTGGTCAAGGGGTGTGTGCCAGTTGGGTGAGTGTCCTACCATCCATAATTTTTTAGGGTTGCCGCCGAAGTTGTCCACCCAATACCAACTTCTGATTGGTTGACATAAATGTTTTTTACTAACTGCCAACCCAAAGAAGTTTTGATATAAACGTCTGTGAAAAAATAAATGACCTCAAGAAACCCATTAAGTTCTCCACTTCCAGCACTATTAACGGAATAACTTTGAGAACCATAATAAGATGTCAGTTCTGATTGAGAAAACTGAACTTCAATAAATCCACCGGCACCACCACCTCCACCGTAAACATTTGTAGTTCCGTTATAATAGCAGATATAATAAGCATCAGGACCTACATATGTAGAAGAGCAAGCGGTGTCGCCACATCCATTTATGTAAGGAAAACCAGTATACGGTCCGTTGGTGCAACTTGTATAGGAACTACTAATTCCATCTTCACCAGCACCTTTTGTGATACTACCTGAAGATGGTGAAGTAAATGTATGCCCTACTCCACCATCAATTGTAGAAGGACTTCCACCATCAGCACCAGAAGAAGAGGATAAAATAGTTCCCGTAGTCGCAGTAGCACCACCACCTGTTCCTGCAGTTTGATCAACTCCGGCACTACCTCCTTCTGCAGTAATTCCCATGAATGTAGTATCTGCACCATCATCACCATTTGTTGCCGTAGAACCACTATAAGAAGTTCCTGCACCACCTTCACCAACGGCAATTACTCTTAATGTTCTAATTGATTGAGTGATTGTAATGGGGGAATCAGTATTATCAGTATATGCAGGCATTTACCACTTTCCTATAGGACATTTTTGATTTGGTATAACAACTTTCAGTTTCATAAAACAACCACACTTTTTACATTGTGCTGTTGGAGTAAAAAGTTCGGGACATTCTTTACAAATATCAAACCTTTCTTGTCCCATTTTTTGTATTTTCTGTAAGAAATTTTCTTCACTCATGATTCTTGTACCGGAATTGGAGTACCATCAATCACTACATAAGAACCACTTTTTGTACGCAATTCTGTTAGTTCCTTAGCAGTAATTTGTTCCATATCTTTTGGATATTTTTCTTTTACTTCTCTAAGCATATTTGCCATTTCTTCAGGAAAAACACCGGCATGATATAGAGCATCCAGTTGATCTCCTACAGAAGGGTACATAGCAGATCTAACTGCTGTATAAGAAACTAATTGACTTTCTGCTTTCTTTTTATCTTCTTCTACTTTTTTAAATGCTTCTTCTTGTTGTGCCTTAATTTTTTTATCTCTAACAACTTTATATGACTCAATAGTATTAGTATCACCTACAGAAATCGGAATAGATGTAATGTCTGCAAAAGATTCTCTGTTTTTTGGAGTTGATGGGACATATTTTGATATTTCTTCTTCTATTCTTTCCTTATCCCATCCTGCCTGAATGGGAACAAGTGCTTTCTTACCATTATCAAAATCTACAAGTATATGACTTGTTGTAACATCAGTAACTGTGTATTTCATTTAATCAATTTAGTTTGTTTTATATATGTAAGTTTATGCGATCCTCATAATATAGGCAAGTGCATAGTATGGTGGGAGGTTTTCGTTGCTTCCCGTTCCTGAACCTTCGGTAGATGTCGAGACAGTAGATTGATTTCCTAAAGGATTCGAATCAGCAGCGCCTATTGAGCTGCTTTGCGAGCCCGAAGCAAGTGTGTAGGTATGAGAGTGCGAGATGAGGGTGGAGTCTTTACTACCACCAATTGTTGTTCCAGTGCCGGTAATATTTGTTGCAGGATAATCAGTACTATTAACCGTAAGAGTAGTCGCAGCACCAACTACAAAGCGATCTCTAAGATCTGGTGTTACTATTGTTCCAATAGCAGTGCTATAAGAAGTTCCATCACATAGTGCCCATGATGCCGGAATATTTGCAATTGTTCCATACCACATAATAATTCCACCAACTGGAATATTTCCATTTGTTCCGGCAGTATCAGCAGTTGATGAAACATCATACCAAATATCACCTTCTTGCCCAACTCCTGCAGTTGGTGCTTCGGTACTGATATATCTTGCTCCACCTGCATTACTTGTGGTGTCTGCGATTGATACTTTACCATAAACTTCTAATACTTTTGTTTCGGAATCTGATACTACAGTTGTTCCAATACCAACAGTTTTATTAACTCTAAATTGAGCAGCACCTCCATCAGATGGATTTTTATCTGTTGCCGCTACCCAATCTTCTGCTTCATAAAAATATATATCAGAAGGACTTATATGGCTACCTAGTGCAAACTTAGTGGTTCCAAACACTCTATTCAGTAATAAAATCTCAGTAGAGTACGAGGCAGAACCTCTTCCAACTATATCTAATGGTGTTGTTAGACCATTTCCGGCAAACATAAATGACTGTGAAGCTGGAATTTCTCTATGATTTAGAGTTGGTTTATTGATAGTTATTGAACTTTGTCCAATTCCAACAATTTTTGTGTCAGAGTCTAGAAAATATTGGTAGGTTCCAAAGTCAGGAGAAGAAGCATGAAAACTTGATGGAAGTTCATTAGTATAAACTATTCCCCCATGTTCTGTAGAAAACCCAACTATTTGTAATGTTTTTGAATTAAAAAAATTGTAGGATTGAGTTCTTGGATAATGATAAAAAACAAGTCCTCTTGAAAAAATAAAATCCTGCCCAGTTGTTGCACCCAGAGCTGGTTTGGAAATAGTTACAGAAGATGTTCCAATTTCAGTAACTCTGGCATATAAGTTTGGATCTGCACCTGTTGATCCTACAGCAATTACATTAGTAATGCTTGGATCGACCATGACAACATCACCAACAAAAATTTCTCCGGTCGATCCAATTCCTGTAATTACTGTGTCTCCTTGTGCAGCAATATTGCCAGATTCAATTGTGAAATACTTATAGCGACCATTAGGGTCATATAAAGAATAATTTTTTTCTTGTGGTATTATAAATTCGGGATTTGTGTATCCAGTACCTCCATTATTAATGGTAAAGATGAGAGTTCCGCCAATACCAACAGTGGCACCAATGGATGCAGTGGTGCCACTGTGACCGGATTCAACAACAGTTACTGGAATAGAGCGCCCTATAGTAGTATATCCAATACCCATAGCGCCTAGATAGTTAGGATAATTTGAATAAATGTCTGTAATTTCTCCATTAGAACCTAAAGTGGCACCAAGATTATCAGTTCTTACTCCACATGAAACAAATTTACTAAAACTAACAAAATTCTGATAGGAACCATCATAAGTATCAATTTCTATATTATCATCTGGTCCTATAAATTGTCGCGCAGTATACGCAACTCCCGTTCCCACAGACAATATATACTTCAATGAAGTTCCATCATCTACACCACCTGTAGTTACACCCGTAATTACAGTCGTAGTTACTCCAACAGCAGAAGTTCCAGCTCCTAGAGGTTGACTTCCCCATTTTGTTAAATGCTCAACTATACTCCTTCCAGTTGGTATAGTTGGTCCAGTATATGCCGTTCCAAAAATACCAAAATCATCCAACGTGTCCTGCCATTGAGCAATAGTGCCGTTGTTGTAGTAGACATTCCTGTGAAAATCTCGGATAGATGCAATAAGATGTAAACTCACATCATAGTGAGACACAACTCCATCTCGATCAAGATCAAAATAATCATAATAATCCCAACACCAGTCATATATTTCAGCATCAGTTTTTCTTGTCCAACTTGTAACATTAACATTAGAAGTAATTGCAGTTCCAACCTGAGGACTTAGTTGTCTTGCATCTAAAGGATTATCATATCCAGGAATATACCATTCTTGTGTTCCATTTCCAATTATACAAAAGTCATTGAAATTAATCTCTGATTTTTTAAATTTTGCATTTCCTATTACATCAAGTTTTTCGGTTGGATATACTGATCCTATACCTACGTTACCTAAAGTATGAATTCCCGAATTATTTTTAATCCAATATACATCTACATCTGGTGCATCAGCAGCATTTACTGTATAAACACCTGCATCCAAACTACCAGTTAGATTATTGCCAAAATTAATAGTAGATGCAGATCCGACAGAAGTTCCACTATTTTGTATATCAATACCAGTTCCAATCGCAACAACATTTCTTAGACCAGAACCATCTCCATAGAAGGTTACGACTCCACTGACTCCTGGTTCTTTTTCTCCAATCGAAGCTCCTGTTCCAATTGGTTGTATAAAGACATTTCCTAGTGTAGAAATACCAGAAACAAAGAGTTGTTGAGTAGTTGTATCAGTAAGTGTAGTAATACCTAATGTCGTAATTCCACTTACATCAAGTTGTTGAACAGTTACATCAGTAAGTGTCGTAACACCAAGAGTAGTAATACCAGTAGCCTTTATATTTGTAGAAGTCAAATAATTGATAGTTACATTATCATCAAACCCTATTGTAAGAGTTTGTCCAGATGCAGAAGTTTTGATTTCATTAGTTGTACCCTGAATTGCAAGTGTCTGACTATCAAGATCAACTTGCCCAGTTCCAGTATCACCAGAAAAGTCTAAATCTTCTGCGGTAATTTGATCGTCAACATATTTCTTGATAGACTGTTGAGTTGCAAGTGCAGTATCACTATTAGATACCATATCATCTTCATCAAGTATGGTAGTGATGCCAGTATTACCAGAACCAATATAAAACTTTTCAGTAATAGTGGCAATACCGGTAACTTTTACAGAACCGCCAACATTCAAATTCTTCTCAATACCAACACCACCTTCAACAATAAGAGCTCCTGTGTCCTTACTTGTCGATTCTGCCGTTGAAGCAATTCCAACCGAACCGCCAACATTTAAATTCTTCGCAATACCAACACCACCTTCAGTATAGATAGATCCAGTATCTTTATTAGGTGATTCCGTAGTATCATTTACATGAAGAACATCATCAATCTGCACCGTTCCGGCATTAGAATCTAAAATTAAATTGCCAGATGAAGTATTAATTGTATTATTATCACTATGCCCTATTTGTACATTATCAATTGTTGCGACACCAACTGTTTTGATTTGAGGAAGAATTGCCGTACCATAAACAGTAACACCAGCACCAATTGTATCAAACTTTAAAACATCCTGGTAATAAAGTGATACTCCACCATTATAAACAAACTTTGCAATATCAGTCGTTGCCGAACCTACAATTAAATCACCAACTCCGTCTGATTTTGGTTCAATATAAGTATTTGATGCATCATGATATATCCTTACATCACCACCACTTCCAACACGGAACTGAGCATTATCATAAGCATATAAAGAGTTTTCACTCACATCAAAGTAAATATCACGACCAGCAGTATTTCCATCAAATCTTACATCTCCATGAAACTCTGATGTGCTATTGCTGACAATTAATCTACCTGCTATACGAAAACCATCGATATCTGTATATGCTCTTTGACTAGCCCCTGCTCCCGACCAGTAAAGATATACTCCACCATCATCCTGACAAAGAATACTATTTTCTCCATCTCTTGCCTGAATATAGATATTACTATCATCATTTGACCCAGAATTTCTAATATAAAAATGTCCTGTCTTGTTGTCAATATATCCAGTAGCACCAGTATGATATATTTCTAAATCAGAGTCAGTGCCTGCAGCAAACTTGGCATTATCATTAACAATAAAAGCATTTTCAGAAGTATCCCATAGAGCATTATAAGATTCTCCTGCACCAACATTGGAGTTTCCATAAAAAGTAACATCACCAGTAAAAATACTATCGCCAAGAACATCTAATAACTTGGTTGGAATCGTCGAACCA